GGCCGAGAAAAATCGAACTTACTATACACACCAGATTACCAGATTTTTTTGGGTACAGTAACTTCAGACCACCATGCCGCACCCCCAGATCAATTTGACAGCGATCATGAGGGGCCTTTTACCACCGTGAGCCACCGTGAGCCAGATTGGAACTGAATCACCCGCACGGTCAGACCACCGTGATCACCCTAGCGACCACACCAGATGGTAGGCAGGGTTGGCACGGTAGCACCACGGTAGCACCAGACTGGGACCAGATTGGAACCAGACGGGAGCCCAGGTTATTGACGGAAATGGTAAAACTCACACGCTTAACGGTAGGCAGGCTCAATCATTCAGGCAGGCTACAGCCATCGTAAAATAAACATCATATGAGCGGAAATTACCACACCAGGTTGGGGCATATGGATATTGGCACCCCATACCAGTGTGATCACTTTAGAGTAGAACAACCATATATGCTGTTACCAGATATGCTGATACACAAAAGTATTAAACTCAATTAGAGTTATCTTTACAGCATATACTAATCAACGAGTATCTTTTCATTGATTATTGTTGTTAGTATGATTATAGCACGGAAACACTAGGAGGTCAAGCGGTAATGTATTTTTAGATTACCGCACAAATAGATTGACTGAATCACATTTGAATGCTAATATTTACAAATAGTATAAATACATACAAATTATATATTGGCATATATGAACACCGTTAGATTAAAACAACTACAGCACACGGCTGATCAATTACATAGATCACGCATTGACTCGTTTAGGCAGTTTGAAGCAGAACTAGAACAACAGCGTGATGACCCCAGCCGTTATTACCAGACCCGACTGATGGGATTACAGCGTTACACTGAACGCAAACGATTGGATACGATTACCAACACAGCGGTCACGGGACCAGATCTACCAGCGAGATTGGCCGTAGATGCCGCACAGCAGTTCATTAGATGGCTAGAGAACTTACCAGCACAACCAGACGGGGCAAGGCCCAGACCCTTTTTACCAGCACCAGAGCGTGATTCGATGTATTATGTTAGGGCCGCTAAACGCGACTCACGGGAACGCACACAGGTGCTACGCGAGATGAACGGGGGTAGCGTTAGATGAGCCTAGAACGCAAGATGAACCAGGCCATAGACCTTACTGAACAGCGTGGCTACTACAGGGATACTGATGCCGCACTAGCGGAAGTGTTTGAGTTTTACACGCAGTACAAACCGCAGATCGCACAACTGCTAGAGGCCAAGCGTGTGTATGATCAAGCAATTCAACAGCACATACAACACGGGATCACACCAAGCACACCAGAATTACCAGAACAACCAGGATTACCAGAACAACCAGAACCAGTGAGATCAACCCAGAGTTTGAAGCAACAGGTGGGTGATACCAGTTTGAGCCGAGAACAGCGGCAACAGGCACTAGACTCTATGATCAAGCGACCCGTGTTACAATTGGCACCAGATGAAGACCAAGTGAGCAAACCAGACCTTACCAACCAAACCGTACCAGATGAGGTCAAGCACGACCAAGTGACCAAACCAGACCTTACCAACCAAACTGAACAACAACTGATGGTAAAAGCACAACAGGTTATGGGTGATCACTACCAGGCACCAGCGGAACCAGAACCAGCACACACCCGAGAGCCAGACTCACAGGCCATAGAGCCAGAGTCGCAGGCAGGGGTTGAGTATGAGATCACACCAGAGCGTGGTAACACCATAGTGGGATTGATCAAGCGATTCATAGACCAGCACAACACCAAAACACTTAAATCAATATACAACAGCCGCAAGTTCAAGGATTGGATCTATAACTTTACCAAAGCGGAACAATACATCATAACTTTAGTCATAGACTCTAAATACGAGAGGCACAAACCGTTCCCCAGCAACATAAACTTCAAGGGACTGCCTAGGTCACAATGGCTAGAGAACAAGGAAAAATGGCAACGCAATGAATACTAAAACAACAACAGGAGGCAACTATGACTAGCATATATGAAGAATACAACAGGAGAATAAACACTCTGTTGGATCACAAACCAGAACTATTGGAAAAATACACCAGGGACCAGATTGAACTTATCTACGATTACTACAGGGGCAGTGTGGAAGAAGGACACGCGATCGAATCGTTAGCAGATTACATACGCTACGAGGGTGATCGCATAATGGAAGAAACAGGAGCACAACTATGACGCAAACACAAACGATTGAACACAAGCACCAAGACGGTAGATGGCTACGGGAACACATTGACCGTGATGGGGGCATCACTTACACCAGCAATTTCGATCACGAGCGTATGCTATGGGAGGACAAGTTGCTAACTTACTACGGCAACTATGAACACAACAACCAGGACATATTGGAACCGTACTACAGCAAGTACCCCGCGATGTACAAGGCAGAGATCAATATGCTGTATGAACAATGGCAGGGGTATGTACGCGAGGGAGTCACGCTCGCAGGTTGGGATCAATGGTTGGAATGGGAGAGTGATGATCAACAAACCATACAAGAAGGCAGGGACGATATAGAGGAAGATCTATACGACGGCATCACGGAGTGTTTAGAACAGGAAGGTTTCAATTGACACACCAGTCGCAATATGCTACAATAAACAACAGGAGGCAACTATGACTACATTTACAATAACAAGAACAGCAAAACAGACATACAACCAGAGGGTCACAGATCACTACGAGGACACACAGGTCATAACCCTAGCGGAATTGGCAGAGTCAGAAAATATGACCCCAGAGGAATGGTTGGCTATGAGCAAGGAAGACCAAGAACAATCAATCGAGGAATATGCTACGGTTGATTGGCCTTTAGAAAAATGTATAAAAACAGAAGACGAGGGGTGGGCAGACTACCCAGATGAATGGTATGAAGACTCGTTTAAAATAGAAAAGCAAGGGGCATAATATGATAACAACGATTATGACGCGTGATCAATTCAACGCACTAACACAACAGGAACTACTAGCCAAGGGCACTCACTATGAACGCATAGACCTTACGGACGAGGTCGGGTGTCTATGGGCCAGCATCACACCCAGGCTACAGGGTCGGGAGATGTATTGGACCGTTAGATGGGCCAACGAGCGACCCGAGGTGCTGTCTATAGAAGAGGCCATCGCTAGGGGTGAGATCGTATGACGGAACCGCTAACAGCAGAACAGAAAACACTAGAGATACTACGGGGCAATTACCCTTACACTATGGAAACATTGCCCATAGAATACTACACGGAGATCTGTGAGGGGTCAGAAAGCACCGCGGAACTGCTACGCGATATGCTAACACCCATCAAGGAAAAGTCTTATTTCTGTCAAGAATGGGTCACCTATATGAGCGGGTTTGATGGTGATTGTAGTGAAGTAGAACGGCAACGCAACAACTACAGATGGGCTAGGGATCTATGGGACGATGTCGTTAGGACCATAACTTACCTAAACAACGCATAGAAACAGGTTATTTTTTTACCAAAAATTGATTTTCAACGTCAGAGTCAGAGTCAGAGTCAGAGTCTAGACGAACCACACCACCAACACGTATCTCTCACCGTCAGTGACAGGCCGTACCTCATGTGGGAAACAGAAGTTGCTGGGAAACACAATGGCATCTCCAGTGCCTTGGGCAGGACTCGTGTATTGGCCCTGCCAGAAAGACAACTCTCCACCCTCGTAGTCAGTATTTAGAAGTATGCTGGTGCTCAATATACGCGGTGCTCCTCCGTATGAGTCCACGTGCTCCTCGAACTTGTGTCCATTGCCGTACCTTATCAGGCTCACACCCGTGTGTTCGGTGGCCTTGTGTAGGTATGGATAGTGCTCCAGGATGTGTAGCAGTCCCAACTCTATGCGATCCCAACATGGTCCCCTGTCTGGGCCCAGCATGGTGAACTCACACTGCCTTGATTTGGTCACACGCTCCGTCGTGTTGTCAACCGCACTCTTGGCCACTTCCCAACCCTCCCAGGCCGTGTCGGCCTCGGGTTCACTCTTGCTCCATTCTATGATCTGTTGGCAGGTGTCAAAGTTCAGCAGGTTCTGGAACGTTATGATGTAGTCTCGCAGGTCCGTGCTGTCTGCGATACGCACTACTGATTGCCTTCCAGCCTAGTCAGTTGTTCATACAGGGCATACAGCCTCTGTCTGTGTGCCTCTCCCACGGGATCTCCCGGTGGCAGTTTCATCTTGTCGTCCATACGCATGTTCCTTATGTCCTCACGCACGGTGCCCACGTCCCTAGCGGGGGTGGTCTGTGTGTTGGTCAATGGGTTTGGCATCCTCTTGTTCTCCATCAAAGATTCCAGGAACTGTATTCCTTCCGCTGTGTCAACCAGTGGTTGGTACAGCACCCTGTCGGGCAGTGTGCTTGAGAACTTCTTGATGTTCTCTAACCTGTTCACGTACTCGTCACCCCATTGCTGTTTGAGTGCCTGTTCCTCGGCCTTTAGATCCACCTGTTGTGGCTGTTGCTGTGCCATCTTGCCCAGTTGGTCCGAATACAGTGCCAGTGCTGTTTTGACTTGGTCCTGTGTGAAGTTGGCTTTCTTGAACACTTCAGTGACCTCTTTGGATAGGTCCTCTGGTATCTCATCCAGTCCGAACTCCTGGGTCACTGACCAGTCGTACTGCTCTGGTACCTTGTTGGTCAATTTCTTTTCCAATTCTGTGTATGATTTGGCCAGGTCCTCTGGTGATTTGAATTTCTCTGGTAACCAGTTGGGTCTATCCTCTTGTGTTTCCGCTGGTTGCTCACCGGCCTTGGGCACGGTGTCTACTGGTTCTTGTATTTCCTTGTCTATCAGATGTCCTGTGGCTGGTGCCTGTGTGGCTGGTGCCTGTGTGGTCTGTGTTACTTGTTCTTCGCTCATACTAGATGCTCCTTGTCATTGTCATTAGCCACGTTACGCTCTTTACACATGTTCCTTATCCTCCTGACCAGTTGTTGCTGTGCCACCACGTACACCGCTGAATACGGGTTGGGTGAGTCTGAAGTTATACGGGTCTGGTTGATTATGCGTTCTAGATCCTCTAACACCTGCTTGCCTGCTGGTGATTCAAACACCTGTCTATAGAACTGCTGTAGTTGTGCCGAAGTGGGCTTCATGTACTATTTGTTTCTTTTGTTGTTAAGTTTAGTTGTGTAGATATTTATATCTAAACTTGTGGTGGTGTGGGATTTTGTTGTAACTGCTGTGCCAGGTCTTGGAGTGCCTGTGCCTGTTGTTGCTGTGACTGTTGCTGTAGTTCTTCCGCTACCTCGTCCTCGCTCTTGATCACCTCTGGACTCATGTCACCATCACGCAGGATCTTTCGTGCCAGTGCCTGTAGGTCTACGTTCACCAGTGCGTTTGGTCCCAGTTGGTTCAGCGTCTGTACCAGTTGTAGGTCCCTTGATATCTCCGTCAGTGCTATGCCTTTCTTGACCGCACTGTTGACTATGATCTCGCTGATTGGGCCATACTGCGTGAAGTCCTGTACCTCTCCCCTCATCTGTAATCTCTTGATCAGGTTACTGATGATTGGACGCAGGAACTCTTTCTCCAGACGCAGTCCATATGGACCCAGTCGTCTGTAGAACTCTGCTTGACGTATCTGTACTTCCGTGGCTGTTTGGTATTTTGATTCGTCTGGTGGTAGTATGGAATCATTGAACAACATCCTCCTGATCTGTTGCCTGTGATCATTGATGGTTGCTTCAGTGACGTTTAGTTGTCCCGGGAATGGTACCGCTTGTAAAGGGGAGTCCACTGTGATAACATCCCCAGGACGCAACTTCATGTTACTGAAGTTGACTGCTGTGTCGGAATTGACCTGCCAACTACCCAGTGCTAGGTAACTCGCGGCCTCCATGAATAACATCTGTGCCTCGTTGACCACACGTATGTGCGGCAGTGCCATACGCACTGGGCTCTCACCGTACACTGATCCAACGGTTTTTCCAAAACGAAAAGGTGTAAACATTTGTACGGGCATTTTCTTGGTCATCAATATTTCTTGTCCCTTGCTGACCTGTATGGTGTATGTGAATTCTTTGTCCATGGGCAATCTCAAACAACTTTCTAGTACCTTGTGCGTCTTGTATGGTTCCTTGACGCAGGCATCCACCAGTTGGTCTCCCATCTTGTCCCTGTAGTTTTCTATCAGGAAGTGTCCTGGTAATTCGTGCTCTCTGAATACTGTCTCTATGGTGCCATTGTGGTTGTCTAGGAAGTACAATTGGTAACTTGGTATGGCTATGAAATCGATCTGGTTGGTCTCCTCGTACATGCCCAAACATCCAACACCGGAAATCACGGCATCGGTCAGTGCTTCACTGGCCGCGACGTAGAAGTTGCTGTCCCTTATGGTCTTGAACACGGTCCTGTTGGCCACGTCTAGTGCTTTCTTTACATCTGTAGCCACCCTTTCCTTAAGGTCTTCTCGCACGGACAAAGTGGCCCACTGACTGTTTTGCGGAATCAGTAGATTCAGTATCGTGGATACTAGATTCTGGACACCGTCTGGTGCCGTTGAATCGAAAATCCTTGTCCTGTCAGTGGTGTTAGCGTCCTGTCTGAAAAGATCCCTGTTGGGTCTCGTGTATAGGTACGCTTCCGAAATCTCACTTTCGTGTTTGTCGCGTTCTTGCTTGGCTAGTTTGAATGCCTTTGCGATGTAATCTTTAATCATTATTGATTTGATAGGCTACCGAATCCAACTCCAGTGGGTGCGATCGTGGAAGTTGCTACACCATCATCTGATATCCCAAACAGTCCCGTTCTCCTCTGTGAAATTAGACTTGATCTTCCTCTTCTTCCTCTCCTGGATCTCTGTTGTTCGAGTCTGGCTCGCTTCCTTTCGTCCTCTAACTCCGAGGCCGCTCTAGAATCAGCATCTGCCTGTAGTTGTCTTTGAACTTCAAGTTGTTGCTTTGCCTGTTCCTCTGGACTAGGCATGCTTGGTGCTTTAGGTAAACACATTAGTAGCCTCCTCCCAACAGTCTCAACACGTTCCTTGCCGCTGTGGCAACTGTCGTGGTTGGTTGTAATAGACTCTGTCTTGTTCCTAGGTCATCGGCTTCACCTGAAACTCCAAGTGCTGTCCTCCTAGTGATCAACACACCCCTTCCGGCCTGTGAAGCGGCCTTCCTTTTTCCAACTCCCCTCGCTGGTGCTGGTGGTGGTGTTGGAC